GCCTCCTCGCGCAGTTCGCGGATGACGGCGGCTTGCGTCGTCTCGCCCTTGTCCACCCCGCCGCCCGGCAGCCACCAGCCGGCCAGATAGGTGTGTCTCAATAGTAGAACACGACCCTCGCTATCGATGGCCACGGCTCTGACGCCGAGGGTCATGGAGCGAGTGCGACGGGAATAAAATCGGAAGAAAGGCCGGGTGAACGGTTCAACGCGAGTTCGCCAGTTGGTGTGGCGTGGCTTTTGCATGTTTCGGATGACCGTCATTCAGTAATGGGACAAATGATCAAAGCGTTTAGTTATGTCAGGTTTTCGTCTGGTCGTCAGGCAGAGGGTGATTCTGAACGCCGTCAGATCGCGATGGCCGAGGAATACGCAAATAAACATGGTCTGGAACTAGACACCACGTTCCGTGACCTTGGCGTTTCTGGCTTCCGTGGCTCCAATCGGACCAAGGGGGCTTTGGCTCGGTTTATCGAAGCTGTTGGATCGCCTGGAGGATAGGACGAAGCCTTCGCGTTCGTTGTGATATTTCTCTGTTAGTTGCTCAAACATAGGGTGGGTCTCAAGCGCGGCGTCTTGCCAGTCGCGCCATTTCTTTCTGTAGTCTTTGGTTGTTTTGTTCTTCTTTAGTTGGTTGGGGTTCGAAGATGTCTGATCCGACAGCTTGCATGGCCGAGGAAATGTCTCGGTCACACGCTTGGAAGCCATACTGGCGGACGCAATATCCGCCGAAGCAGGCGTCCATTTCTCTGTAGAGGGTCCAGAGATCGCCCTTGGTCAGCGACCCTTGCGACCTGACCCACGCCTTGGCGCATAGGGCGCGCAAGGTCCGTGACTTCGATCCGCCCATGTAGAGGGTGTCCAGAAGCCCCTTCCATGCCGGTGCGAAGATCGCCGGGTTGGAGATCGACACATCGTCACGGCTGGTGGACTGGTTGGAAGCCATCTTCAGAGCATGGGCGACTTGCTCCGGCGTCATGGCGGCGCCGTTGTTTCCGCCGCCACGTTTCACGAAGGTCTTGGCCTCTTCGTCCAGACCGTCAGCAAGGGTCAGGAAATGGTCAACGTCCAACGCTTCGCCATCGAGCTTCACCCGCACGTCAGAGCCTTGGATCGGCCCATAGAGGTGGTCGCCGGGGTCATAGACCGACCCGTCTAGCTGGTAGTCCAGCGCGTGGTTGAACCATGTGAAGACCCTGAAGGCTTCGTCAGGGGTCAACGGTCTGGTGACCGGCGCGATGATCCTAACCTTGTGGCGTTCAGCCTTGTGGGTGAACGACGTGTAGAGACAAAACGATAGGCCGAGGCTGGTCAGGAAGGCTTCCAGCACCTCCAGAGGGATCATCTCACGGTCGGCGAACTGGTTGTCCATGTCCGCGATGAAGAGCGTCAGGTGATCGTGGACGAACCGGCTGTCACGCCACACGCCCTCTTCACCACGGTCGTTCGTGGATGGGCTGAAGACGGTGGGGGTCCAGCCATAGCATTCGTATTTCGAGGACGATGGCTTCGGATAGGTGGCGGTCTGGAGAAAATCGCTGACGAACTCTGGCCAGCTATCGTTGAACCTCCAGTCCGTAATCTTGGATTGGTGGAGGGTCGTTCGGTCCAGACGCTTCGAGAAATAGACCTCGCGAAGGTAGCTGACGGCAATCATAGCGACGCCTCCCAAATGGCCTTCGCAGCGTAGAAGCGAGCTAGGCGTAGGGATGTGGTGGCTATGCGCTCGAAGCTCGCAGCTATGACGCCGAACCGTTCCGGGTGGTCCGAGACCATCTTGACGGCGAGGTTGGTCCAGCCATCAACGTCGGTTTCAGCCAGTTCGTCTTTGACCGCTTCAGTGACGGTCGTGGCCGACACCAAGCCGCCGAATGGGCGGGAAGCTTCCTTGGCTAGCCATTCATAGACACCGGCCAGCCGAACCATTGCGATGAACTCGCTCTCGGCTTGTGTGTCCCTATAAAGAATCTGTCGTGATTTGCTCTCTTCCATAGTTGTTCCAAACAAAAGGCCCCAACGTTGAGCAAGAACGTCAGGGCCTTAAGATGCTGGAAAACATCAAGTCAGCAGTATAGCTGTCTCACTTCTATTTATCAACAAATCTCTTGGCCGCATCTGGCGTCTTGCTCACGTCAGCAGCGGTGTATACTTCTATTTAGCAAGCAAGTGCGATCTGCGTCCATATATTTTGGCAAGTAATCACAGAAATCTAATATTAACCCCAAGAACCCCAAGAAATCTTGGGGTTGATCTTGGGGTTAGGCTCCTAGTGAAATCATTATATTTCAATCTCTTATTCTATTTCTTGGGGTATCTTGGGGTAAGAATAGAAAAGTAGGTGGGAAATAGACAGCCTATAATGCCGTAAGGAAGTTAGTCCATTTCTTTGGATTGCAACCCCAAGAACCCCAAGATTTGCACTTACGTGCCGAATGCCAGCGGCACAGGACCGCCGGTCCAATGAACGGATATATTATACCTACAAAATACACGGCATGATGACTTGATATTTAAATAATGACTTAAGTCAGTGCAATGTTGTATAAATAGAATTATCGAGACGTTGCTGGAACAACTCTCATCGCTCATTCTTCTGAAGTGTCTCCCCGCAAATGAAGATTAGGACCGAGGACTGTTCCAGCAGCCTCGGTCTTATTTCATTTTAGGAGACATTTTAAATGCGAAACTATATTCATATTATCAGAAACCTTCCGGGTATCCTCAAACGCCTTGAAAGCGAACTTCAAGGCAAGGCTCCCGCCCTTCCAAGAACAGTTCATCCGCGACGTTTATGAGCCGGAGGACATAGACAATCCCGGCGTCCGCTTGGTCACGAACGGGACGTTCTCGGTCGGGCGTAAAAACGGGAAGTCCGAACTCGCCGGCGCCTTGGTTCTGGTCCACCTGATCGGTCCTGAAAGCGAGCCGGAGGGCGAGATCATCTCCGGCGCCACCACGGCCAAACAGGCGAAGGTGGTGTTCCGTGCGGTGAACCGCTTCCTCAAGGCGTCACCGAACCTCGCCAAATACGTCAAGATCGTCCCGACCACCTCCACGGTCTACGTCACCGTTGACGGCCTTCGTTGTTCTGGCTCGCGATATGAGGCCATCGCAGCCGGTCCAGACGCGGCGCAGGGATTGAACCCGTCCCTGATCATTCTTGATGAGCTTGGCTTCGCGAGGAACCGCAACTTCTTCGACGCTATGGCCGAGTCGCAGGGCGCGCGTGACCAGCCCTTCATGATGAACATTTCGACGCAGAACAAAGACGACAACCATGTTCTGTCCACCACCATAGACGCGGGCCTTCGCCGTCGTGATGGCGCAAAATGCGGCGGGAAAGACGAATGCTCTGTCCACAAAAACAAATCATGCGCGGTCTGTAACCGTGACCAGCGCGCCGTGGTCCACCTCTACGCAGCCGACCCGGAGTGTGACCTGTTAGATGAAGCCCAATGGTATCAATCCAACCCGGCCCTCGGCGTCTTCATCGACTACAAACGCTTCAAGGCCCGCGCACAGAAGGCTTTCGATACGCCTTCTGAAGAGGCGTCGTTCCGTCTCTACCGACTGAACCAGCGGGTATCATCCATTACCCCTGTGATCGCGGCGGCTGACTGGAAAGCTTGCCAAATGGCTAGCGTCACCAAGCCCGCGATCCATCGTCTTCAGACCGATTTCCAGTTCGAGAAGGGCGAGAAAATCTTCGGCGGGCTGGATATGTCTGGCCGAACTGACCTCACGGCTCTGTCGGCAGTTTCAGCGGAGGACATCACCCGCGTGAAGACGTGGTTCTGGAAGCCGTCAGAAGCCCTCATTCGGCATGGTGAGCGTGATGGTCCGCAAGGCCGTCAAAGACAGTGGGGTGGTCTAATGGCTGAACCCTCGCTCGCCATTGCAAAGGCCGTCGATGGGGCTCTTGGGGCTATCCACGGATTGGCCGTCTACACCCGAATTCCACCCAAGACCCCGCTTCCATATGTGGAGATCGGCCAAAATCAGATCATCGGTGAAGACGACGCCGGTTCGTTCTTCCGTGCCTATGTCGAGGTGAGCGTCTACGCCGCGACGACGGCTGAAATGAAGGCCATCGCTGGTCAAGTCTTTTCGGCTCTCAATGTAAATCTGACGCTGGATGGCTTCACCTGTCATGAGTTTCATTATGACGGGTTGAACCCGCATAGAGAAATGCAAGGATCGGATGTCATAGAGCAAGGCATAATGACATTTGAATATCTAGTTCAGACGTTGCCCTAACCTCGGCCAAAACGGACCCACGAATAAATACTCCGAAACATCCCTTCGGAGAACTATTCTATGTCATACTTGACCCCGGTCCTTGGCCACCAAATTCTGATCCAACTTGGCGACGGTGGTTCGCCTGAAGTTTTCGCCCATTCCAACGTCGTAAACACGACCAGAGGCGTCACCCTTTCGACCGAAGTTGAAACCGACGATCTGCCTGATCTGGCCGATCAATCCGCCCCGGCTGCGAAGTTCCGCCGCGTCAAATCGAAGGACGTGAAGATCGACGGCGCCGGTATGATGAGCGCGACCGACACGTTCGAATGGATCGAGCGTTGGGACGCTGGACAGCCGTTTACCGTCAAAGTCACCGATGGAAACTGGACCGGCGTGGGTAAGTTCGTTCTGACGAACTTCCAAATGTCAGCAGACAGAACCAAGCCGGGTGAAAATCAGTTGACGCTTGAGCAAGCTGAACCGGTCACTTGGACCAAGGTTACGCCTTAAACCACTTAAAGAGCCGGGACATAGTTCCCGGCTTTTGTGTTTTTGGGCTTGGCTAAATAGTGGATGAACCCAAATACATTTCATATTCGATCCGGCAGGATCACAGAATTCGTTGGCGACAACGACTACCCGCTACAACTCAAGATCGCTCACCTTCGCAATCTTCAAGCCGACCTGAACTCCGGTCCATCGGCCATTCTAGAAAGACTTCAGAACGGCCTTTGGTTCGTAGACGACATCATTGAAACGATCCGTCATGGCCTGCGTGGCGGTGGCATGAATGATCGTGACGCGAAGCATCTAGTCGAAAGCTACATCACGGACGGTGCATTGCTCCAATATCAGCCCGTAGCCCTGAAGGTCATACTTGCTGCCATGATTGGCGATGAAGACGATATGCCGGAGCTTCCCGAAGCGGGGGAGATGACGGCTCCGGTGGAGACGACCGAAGACTGGTTCGATGGGGAACCTATTTCGAGTTCGCCGGAGCCGCTGGATACACCCCTCAACAAATAGACGACATGACGATTTGGGAATTCCGTCACCTCCAGAACGGGTTCTCGAAATTCAACAGCGGCGGTGAAAGTCAATCGGCCAAAGCCCCGACGATGGATGAGTATTACGAAGCGTTGGAACGCTTCGGGGTCCACTAAATCTAACAAATTGGCCATTCCGCTAAATATGGGATGGCCAATATTGCGTCCCTCGAAGCCCGCTACTCTGCAAATATCATTCAGTTCGACAGAGAACTGAAGCGTCTCCAAACGCTCAACAAACGCGCCACAGATCGCGTTCTCACCGACCACAAAAAATCTGTCCGTGACGTGAACAGCGCGTGGGCGAAAGCCGACATCGGCAGCGCGCTGAACAACTCGCTCGGCTCCGGCCTCGGCTCGCTCAAATCCCAACTGATGGGGTCGATTGCGGCCATCACCAGCGGCGCCGGGATCGCGGCGGCTGTCGGTCTGGCCGACACGTTCAATCGGTTCTCCAACTCCCTGAAAATCGCGGGGGCTGAAGGTGCGAACCTCACGATCATTCAGGATCGTCTCTTCGCTTCGGCCAACCGTCACGGCGTCCAGATTGAAAGCCTCGGCCAGCTTTATGGCCGCGTTAGCCAGTCCGCCAAGGAACTAGGCGTCAGTCAAAATCAAATCCTGACAGTCACCGACGCTGTGGCCGCTGCGATCCGCGTGTCTGGTCAGCCGATCAGTGCCGCATCTGGGGCAATGCTCCAGATGTCACAGGCCCTCGGCTCTGGAACTGTCCGCGCTGAAGAATTCAACTCGATGGTCGAGGGGATGCTTCCGCTGGTCCAAGCGGCGGCTGGAGCCTCCAGCAAATACACCGGCTCGGTCGCCCGAATGCGCGCGGCTGTCCTCGCAGGGAAGCTATCTTCGAAGGAATTCTTCGACCTGATCATCGCCGGATCGGCTGCTCTTGAAGCCAAGGCCGCTCGCGCGCCTCTGACAGTCGCTCAATCGTTCGAAGCCCTGAAGAACAAGCTGATTGAGGCAATGGGGACCACCAACGCGACTTGGGGTCTGACCGACCGTTTGAGCGAGGCTCTGGCTTGGCTGTCGAACAATCTGGACGATGTAGCCACCGCCCTCGGGGCTTTGGCCATAGCCCTTTCAACCTTGCTGGCTCCGGCTATCGGCAGGGCTGCGACTGCAATGGCGATGAACACGGCGGCAATGGCGACAAACGGCGTCGCAGCCATAGCGGCCATTCCACAGCAACTAGCCTTCGCCGCCGCTCTGAACGGCACCACCCGCGCCGCCGCCGCAGCTACATTTGGCCTCCGATTGCTCACCTCGGCCACGGGCATCGGTCTGGTCATTACCGCTGTGACGGTCGCCCTCGGCCTGTTTGCGGCTCAATCCTACAAGACCGCTGAAGCCACCCGCAAAATCGTTGATGAGGTCCGTGAAAAGAAAGCCGCGCTGGATGAAGCGAAGAAGGCCGCAGACAAGGCCCGCGTAGAGACAGGCAATCTATCCCAAGCCGAGATGGCGGCCCTGACCGCGACGGCCAGCCTGACCGGTCAGGTTGATCTTCTGACGACTTCCTATGGCCGCATGGCCGTTGAAGCGAAGCGCGCCCGCCTCGAAGTTCTGGCTCTGGAATTCGTTCGCGCAGATTCCAACGCGAAGAAGCTCGAAGAGGAAGCGCGAAGAGTCGAGAACCGCGTCACTCGGAGGAACAGCGTCCCCGTGGGGTCCGCAGACGGTCGCCAACCCGTCCCGGCTGGATACCACGAAATGATACGCGGATCGGTCGCCGTGGACCCCGCAGTCATCACAGCTAGAAAAGACGCCGCCGACGCCCGCGCGGTCGCAGACGCGACGTTGGCCGAACGCGAAAGGGTCAAGACCGAGAGGGCTGAATCCTTTGCCGCCGCGCCTGTAGTTTCCACATCCACTAACAAAGGCGTGAAGTCGTCAGGAACATCGGCGGCTGATCGTGCAAAGAATTCCGATGAGGCCATTGAGCGCGCTGAACGCGCCCTTCGTGATGCTCGACGCGGCCAAGCTGTAACGGCGAGCGAACAGTATGTGGTCGCGGTCGCAGCCCTAGCCGACGACAAGGAAATGGCCATTGCGGCGATCAGCCGCCGCGAAACCGAGGGCGAGATCACCAAGGCCGCGCGCGACCGTCTAATCGAGCTTGAAAACCAGACGCATGAAGCCCGCCTGACCACGGCGGTGAACGCTCGCCAGCGCGAGTTGGACGAAGCCGCACTGGAGCTTCAACGCTACCGCACCGACAACCAGATCGAAGCCGCGAAGCTCGATGTCGAGGAATTGAACGACAAAGCCAGTCTCGCTGACAATCGTCAGGAACGACACGACTATGAGCGTCAGGCTCTGGAGGCGCAGCAGCGCGCCGACCGCCTGATGTTCGACGCCGAACAGAAATCCTATGCGCTCCAGTTGAAGAAGAATGAGGTCGATCAAGCCGAGATCGACCGTTTGGTGGCTGAACGTGAGGCCAATTTCGTCAGAGGTCAGACCAACCAGACTTCGACCCAAGCCGGGCGTCAGAAGAACGAGAACGGTCCTCAAAATCTACAGGAATGGGTCACCAGTTTTGTCAAAGCCGAGGCGGCTGGGGAAAGCTTCAACCAGAAACTCTTCGCCATTGCCGAGGGCGGATTCAATGCCGTCACCAGCGGGATCACCGACGCCATCATGGGCGCGAAGACCTTCGGTGAAGCCTTCCAAGACGTAGCCAAAAGCGTGATCGCGGCCTTGATCGAAATGGCCGTGAAGTTCGTGTTCTTCGAGATGCTGGGCCGTGCGTTCGGCGTTCCCGGCCTTGGTCGTGCGGCCCTCGGTATCCCCGCCGTCAGCGGCGCTGGTGGTGCGCCGAAGGTTGGTTCAAATGCGATGGGAACACGCTTCTGGCCGGGTGGCCCGACCTCGATCAACGAGAAGGGTGACGAGATCATCACCCTTCCGACCGGTTCACAGGTCATCCCCGCCAATCTGGTTCAGCAGGCGGTTTCAGCCCGTCCGCGAGTAAATAACGCGCCGATCTACAACATGACCACGGTAGTCAATGCCGATGGCGCGGTGATGAAGGATCATATCAGAGAAGAAATCGCTCAAGCTTATGTCATGGCTGTCCGTGATGCGAAGCAAGGAACGCTAGCGGACCTAGCAAACAGAGACCCGAACATCCAAGGTGCGCCGGTGCGCGCCTATGTCGGCGTATTGGATCAAAACACGGGTCAGGTGGTGGGTGATCCGCTTCAGTTTTGGAGCGGCGTGATCGACGTTGGCTACGCCATAGATGACGGAACCTCTCACTCGGTCGAACTCGATACGGTCAGCGTTCTGGCGAAGTTCCTGACCCGCAAAGAGGGCCGTCGCCTCACGGTGGCATGGCAACAGACGCACTTCCCCGGCTCACGAGGACTGGCCTTCAACGTGGCCGCTACCGAGACGCCGGTATGGGGCGCCGATGGAATCAACGGCACCGGGATTTCGACCGGAACTGGCGGTTCTGTGGGAGGCGTTGGAAGTAATCCAGAGCGTGATTGGGTGATCAAGCACTTGTTCTAGGCCGCTCGATAAATAGCGTATGAACTACGTTGACCGAGTAAAGGCCGCTCAAGCTACCAAAGATCATTTCTTCGGAAAATTACTAGAATGGGGTTCGGTAGACTGCCTACAGATCGCCGCCCATTGCCTAGAACAGCTTGGACACACCAAGCCGACCAAATCAGTCCGAAAATACACCTCTGAAACTGGAGCGATCCGCGCGCTGAAAGCGTCGGGTTACTCCAGTCTTGTTGATGCGGTGAACGATTACGGCCTCACGCCGATCCCTCCAGCCGCCGCGATGGCTGGCGACATCATCGCTTACCCCGGCGAAGGCTTTGGAGGTTTCGCCCTCGGGATCGCTCTTGGCGACAACAAGATTCTAGGCATCGCTCCGAACCCGCTTCCCGTGGTGGACGTAGCCGCGATCTGGGCTGCGACCCATGCGTGGAGGGCTGTCTAATGCCCGCCGCGATCCCGGCCATAGCCGCAGCGTGGGCGTCCGTTTCAGCAGCCGTCGCCACAGTCGGAACCGCCTTGGCGTTCAAGGCCGGTATCGTCGCCGGTCTGGCCGCTTGGGGTAAGGTCGCGCTGGTCACGACCGTCCTATCGACCGCCTTGATGCTGAAGCCTCCCGGCCTCGATTCGCAGGGGCAACAGGTCAACATTCAGATGGCGGGTCCGTCAGCGGCCCTTCCTTGGATTTTCGGTCGAACCGGCACCCAAGGGATCATCACCTACCGCGCAACCTACGGCGGGGGGAACGCGGTCCCGATTGACCGTGGTGGTCGTCTGTCCTGCTTCGTCCGCTCGCCGAAGGTGGCCACCTTCAATCTGGCCGCTGATGAGGTTCTAGGATCGCGCAGGGTCACGACCAGCACACCGATGAGCCAGCGGTTCAACCGCATCATCCCGTCATGCCGTCAGGAAAATCAGAAATGGGAGATGATTGCTGGCCAGCCGGTCGCTGACCTTGAACAAGTTCGACCCAAACCGTCCCGCCGCGCCGTTAGCTGGCGATTGGTCGGTGGTCGATAACAAGATCGTCCAGACCAAGACTGAAACCGTCATTGGAGAAGACGGCGAAGAGGTCGAGATCACCCGCGATCAGGCCATCGTTCCGGCATTGGTCATCAGCGGTCAGGTCCGCGATCCCAACGTCCAGAAGGTGATCGTGGAATATCGCGAACCGCTGGCTGAAGACGTGGTGATCCCGGAAGATGAGGACGCGATAGATTTCGGTTGGACCTATGGCGCCGGAGGCATCCGCACGGCCACAGATTTCCAGATCACTGGCATCAAGCCGAACACCGCATTCGAGGTCAGTGTCAGCTTTGAGACGGTCACCGGGGCGTTCTCGAACCGTTTGGTCCTACCCGTCACGATCACGGCTCAAGACCAAGCTGGGGGCCTCGGACCCGGCACGGTGGATTGGGAGAAACCTGACGGCGAAGGGCCGATCATCAACCGTCCGCCGATCCTCACCGACACGGAATTCCTGAACTCTCTGAAGCCGTCTCTGGACGCTCTGGACAATGCCGTCAGTGACCTCGGCAACGCCACGGTCGATCTCGATCATCGAGTGTCGGACGCGGCTAACACCGTGACCAGCGTTCAGGGCCGCATCGATGATGTCTATGGCGTCGTTGGGGTTGATGACACCAAAGGTCTTCGCGCCCGTCTGATCAGGGTTGAGAATTCTCAAACCGGCGACCTCACCACGATCACAAATCGGGTCACCGGATTGGAGACCCGTGAAGCTGGAGCAATTGGCCGGATCACGACCATTGAAGAGGCCGTGGCCAACCTCGACGGCACCTATGTGAAGGCCGGTCGGATCGATCAGATTGACGCCACCATCGGCACGATGGGCGGACGTATATCCACTGTGGAGGACGCATCAGCGGACCTAGCCGCCGGTCTGTCCGAAGCGAACCGGGTCATCCAACTGAAGGCGAACCAAACCGGCTTGGATGACCGCCCTAGCTGGCGTCCATCCTGACATGATCCGCGTCGTTAAATGTGCGATCACCCTGACCAGCCAAGACTTCCTTGTGACCGAAGGTGTCCGCACCCCGGAACGTCAGCGCGAGCTTTACGCGCAGGGTCGAACCAAGCCGGGTCGGAAGGTGACGTGGACCCTCACGTCGAACCATTTCGTCCAGAAATCCGGCTATGGTCACGCGGTCGATCTTTGCCCGTATCCAGTCGATTGGGATGACCTGACCAAGTTCGCCGCCATTGCCGACGCCATGAAGCGGGCGGCTCTGATGGAGGGTGTGAGGCTCGCGTGGGGCGGAGATTGGAAGGCTCCAGAGGGACCGGACAGACCGCATTTCGAACTGGCCTGAAAAGCGGTGCTGTTCGTGGTATCCACGATCTTCCTTGGGGAGAATGATCTTGGACGAAGACACCTTCAACGCCGACCGCGACCTTCTGGACATGACCGCCGACATCGTTGCGGCCTATGTGACGAACAATAAGATCGAAGCCTCCGCGCTTCCGGCCCTGATCACCTCGATCCATGCGGCTCTTGGTTCGACCAGCGAAATGGTGACCGAAGCGGCTCCCGAACCGGTTCAGAAAATGACGGCGGCGCAAGCCCGCAAGCTGATCACGCCCGCCGGGATCATCAGCCTGATTGACAACCGTCCATTCAAGTCGATGCGTCGCCATGTCACCACGCATGGCTACACCCCGGAATCCTATCGCGAGGCTTTCGGCCTTCCGGCTGATTTCCCGATGGTCCACCCCGACTATGCGGCGGCGCGTTCTGCACTGGCCAAGTCGATGGGTCTGGGTGTCGGTGGTCGGAAACCCGCGAAGGCCAAGCCGGGACGGAAGCCGAAGGCTGGCTGATGAGCTTTCTGAAATCGCTTTTCTCGCCGAAAATGCAGCGAGCCACGGTCATTGAGCATTTGATCGAAACACTGGCTCGCAAGGACGACCATTGTGAGTGGGTTCAAGTTCTCCATTTCGAACAGCTTCAAGACTACATGAATCAGAATGCGGCCCATGTGGTCCTGTCCGGTGACCCCTGACGTGCCTCTGAGTTTTCATCCAGCGGCGACCAGAGTCCTTGGGTTAGTTACGCCTCGTAGCGTGGGGTGAG